TTCTGAAGGATGCAGGCCGTGAAGCCGTCCACCTTCCACGCAATGGTACCGCGCTGGTTAAGCGGGTCTTCCGCACCGGACGAACCGGGTTCCTTGACAATCGCGCGGATGTTCTCGCCGTGGCCGCCCAGAGAGACGATGCCGCAGTAATCCATGCCGTAAATGATCGTAGAGTACACATCCGCGCTGGACGCGCCGCCAGCCTGCGAATACACCTTGTCGCCGGACGCATACGCCCAGTCGGTGGTGGTATCCACGTACCGCAGCGTCATGACCAGATTCGTGCCGTCGTCCACGCACTTATCGATCAGCGCGTCCATGTACGTCGAAGCAGACGCATCGTTGATACGCACCTTCTGACCGGCCATGCGGCGGCAGAAATGCGCATAGTCAGCATCCGTACCGGACGCATACGCAGTCGAGCGAGCGACGGAAATAGAGCCCGTCTTCTTGGACACGCTCCAAGAACCGGCAGACAGCGCAAGGTTGGAAACGCCCGTGCCGGAGTCGGTGTACAGGTACTGCGTCGGATGGAAAATCTTCGAGCGGGTGGTCTCGAAAAACTTGATGCCCGCAATGCAGCCCAGCTCGTACTTCTCGATCTTCTGTTTGTCCTGATACTTCGCAATGTCAACCCACTGCGACATTTCGGTCAGGTCGTACTTGGTTTCGGGTCCGACAACCGCATGGAAAAAGCCGTCGGAGAAACGCTTCGCACCGTTTTTTTCAAGCGTGCGCACGGCCTTCTTCAGGTGGGTGTAGGTCAGCGTGTCGGTATTCGCCGCAATGTCACTGCGGGAGGTGTTCACACCGCCGTTCGCGTCAGCGTAAATGACGTTCAGACCGCCGTTCATTACGTCCGCAACAACCGCATCGATCGTCTCAAGCGCCTGCTGGTTCAGACGACGCGAAGTCTCCTTGTGCATCCAGTTAATGCCAAACCGGGAAAGCTCATCCGTCCACGCGACGTAGTTGCCATACGGCTTGACAGTCGCGGTAAACTTGCGCACGTTGACGGTCTGACCGTCCGGAGTTACGCCTTCCTTCAGCGGCTCCTGCGAAACCGGGAAGGGGTCATAGCTGTAAAAGGTTACGACCTTGCCGTTATTCTCAGGCAGCGAGCGCTTCTGACAATCCTTTGAATATACCAGGTTCGGCTCAACTTCCTGAATCAGACCGGCATTGTAGTACTGTTCAATGGTCTTAAGGCCGGAATCATGAGTGGCAACAATGTTAGTGAATACGCCCATATTTCATACCTCCGTTTTACGGGCGGTACTCATAGCCCTCGTCGATCTTCTTATTAAAAGCCGCATACTGCTGCGGGGTCATGTTGATAAAATCGACGGCCGCTGTACCGCGTTCGTTTGCCCCGCCGCTTCTTACAGGCGGGGGAGTCTGTCTCATTCTCGTCTGCGTCTGTCCAGTCTCCCGCAGGTACTCGCGCGCAACGTCCGCAAAACTCCACTGCTTATTGAGCACGCGCTTCTGCACTTCGGGATTTTCCAGATAGAGCTGGAGCACATCAACGCCGGTGTCGCTCTTGACCTTCATGCCCTCGTCATACATCGTCTGAGCCTGCTGCTTCACCGGGTCTGCTTCTTCCGTCTGGGGCTGTTCAGCCGCCGTATTTGCCGCCACGAATCGTCCCTTTTCATCGCGCGCGGGCTGCCCTTTATCGACAGCCGGGGCGCTCTGAGCGGGCTTCAATCCGCGTTCCGCACGCAGCAGGCGCTTGGCAAAGTCAATGGACACGCCCTCCTTGACGGCCATATCCTTGGCTTCCTGCTCAAACTCCACTTCTGCGTACTTGTCGAGCTTCGCCTGCATCTCTGCAAGCTGGGTCTTGTAGGACTTGATTTCCTGCTGCGCGCGCTCGTAACCGGCTTTGTCGCCCTTCCGGTTCTCGTCCATCAGCCGCATCTTCAGCCAGCCGGGTTCCTTCTGCGGCGGCTCTTCGGTCTTGGCTGCTTCAGGATTGGCCTTCTCCTGTTCGCCCTCAACCTCGCCGATAAACTCGCGCAGTTTGTCCGAAATCTGTCCCTGTACATCGTCCTGCTGTGTCGCCTGACCCTGCCCCGCGTCGTCCGGAGTGATGTCAGTCTGGGTGTCAACGACCGTAGTTTCCATGTTTTCGTACATGTTTTCTCCTCCTTGCCCGTGAATACGCGAGCAGATAAAACAAAAGAGACCGTTTCCGGTCTCTCAAGTTACATTGCGGGTGCGGCTCCTGCCGTCCCTGCCATCTGTGCGGCGGCACTCTGCTGTGAAATCAGCTTCTTCATGCCGTCTATGCTCTCCTGTTGCTGTTGAACTGTTGCCTGTAGCTGCTCGTTTTCGGCGGCGATCTGCTGCATCTGCTGCATCTGCGCGTCAAGCTGCGTCAGCACCGGCAAGATGCGGTCTTTTCCGTCCACCGTCAGCAGGCCAAACAGTACCGAAAGCGGGAAAGGCTGCCCAGCCTGCGCCGCCATCGTGTAGGCGTTCATAATCAACTCGTTTTGGCTCTGAATCGCCTGCGGGTTCAACCGCTGTACCTGAATGCGAACCGTGTACGGCGGCGGCGGCACTACGCCGCCCTTCCTGCGTCCCATGAGCCGGGAAGCGGATGCGTCGACTTCTCTGAACTCGCCGTCCTTGCCCGTGATCATCTGCACGCGGTTTTCGCCGTAGTATTCGCTCACAAGCCACAAAATCTGCTCTGTGATGCGCTGGAAGCCCTGATTCAGCGCCTGCGTGCGCATGCGCGTCTGTTTACCGCCAGCTTCCTGAAGCGAAGAAATGGCCGAAGCCGCCGTTACACCGCCCGCCGTTTCGCCGCGTGTGAACTGGTTCTGGCCGCTGTCCTGCTTCAAGTCCGTCTGAAGCTGATACATCATCTGCATCGTAAGCGAAGTCAGCGGGGAAGACTGGAAGAACCGCACCGACTCTTCACCGATCGAGTCACCGGCAATCACGTCATACGTCCAGTCAGCAACCTCGCGCTTGTCGATGTTCGAGCCGTTGCGCACCAGCATTCGAATGTGCGACGACTGTCGGATGTTCACGTCCATGTAGTGGGCATATCGGTTGATATACCGCATCATGGGCGCAAGCTCCATCACCAGTCCTTCGCCGACCGGCAGTCCGCGAATCTCGGTGAACGCGTCTACAACGAACGGATACATGCCGTGCGCGTACACGTTCTTGTGGTGTTCCAGCACTGCGCCGCCCGCAAGGTACATGCAGTTGATCGTGTACCGGCGCTTCGACGCGTCATACGTCCTGTACCAGTACTCAAGCAGCATCGCCTTGTGCTCGTCTGAAAGCATGGTTTCCTGATTTTCTTCCTGCCCGACGGCGCGCGAATCGTTGTCTTCAGCAGCCACGTACACGCCGTTCTCCGGGTACTGCGCCCTGAACCATGACAGCGGATGCCACGAAACCTTGAAAAGCGCACGCGCGTTCTGAATATCCGCCTCGGATGGATCCCACAGGAACTGTTCAACGGGAACACGAATCAGCGCCACGTCGCCGCGCCCATGCGCCATGTTCTCATCCCACATAATTTGGATGATCGATGTGCCAGTACCAATGAAGTCCTCCGCTCTGAACCGGTGCAGGTACCAGTAGTTGTTGGCTTCATAGATGTAGCGAACAATGTCGTTTATATCGTCCACCATGCCCTGCAAGTCCGGTGTTTCAGGGGTCATAAGTGCTTCCGGGCGATTATCCACCTGATCAGCAACACAGTTGTTAAACGTGCTCTTCAGCGTCTGCAACTGCATTGTGCGCTGTTCAGCCGGTACACCAGGCGGGTCTTGATACGGGTCATCCAGCAGCAGAATCTTGCGCGCCACGCGTGCGCGGTCGTGAATCTCCTGACAGCCGGTTTTCCAAATAAGCAAGCGCGCATACGCTTCGTCACGTATGCGCGCGTCCTCTTCACTCAGACGCTGTTCTCCAATCAGCGTCTCAAGCGCTCTTACTTCCTTCATGCGCTCACCCCGTTACATATGCTTCGGATCCGTCGGGTTGTTCACAATGCCAAACGCAATCAGCACCACGCCGACCGCATCGAGGACGGTCTTAAACGTGCCTTCGTCGATGCCGATCTGCTGCGTCAGGCCAAACGCATTGGCGATCGTCCACAGCGCACCGGCCACGGAAACCCACAGCGCCCAGCTCTTAAACCTCTGCATGGTCTCTTCCTCCCTTCATCTCATGCACTTCGTTCCTCAGTTCGTCCACGCGCCGCCAAATCATCTTCTCGTTCTGCTCCATCAGCGACACGCGTTCAACCACGTTGTTGTGCTTGTCAACCTTCTTTTCAAGCTGTTCCAGCCGGTAGGCCGTCAGCTTGTTTGAAACCACAATACCGCTCAGCGTGCCCAGCAAACTCCCGCCCAGCGCAATCAGCGCGGAAATGATGTTGCTGTCCAATCACTCCACCTGCGCTTTCACCCCAGCCAGCAGCGCATATCCATACGCGCCATTGCCCGAGTTGCGGAATCTGCCCCAGTCGCCCTCAGATGCCACAAGCTCCATCTCAAAGCCGTTCGGGCAAATCATCAGCAGGTCTTTCTTGCTGGACTTCGCGCTCCGGTACACGTTCAGCTCCGGCGCGCTTACCTGCACTTTCTCCATCGGTACATCCACCTCGTTTTTGCTGTTGTAATCGAAGTACTCCGTCATAAGCCCCCAGAAGTCAGGCTTACGCGCGTACAGCTTCGTTTTCACCACGCCGATCATTACGCCGCGTGCTTCCACCATGTGCCAATCACCGTCCGGTTTCCCAGCCGTCACCGGCGCTACCAAAAATGCAACGTGGTGAATGTTCGCCGCGCTGTTACCCCAGAACACGGCGGCACCGGGCGCGCGCTTGTCGGCGGGAATCATGCCCTTGCCCTTCTCGCCGCACCATTTCGCGTAGTTCAGTCGCGCGTATGTATTGATGTTCCTGCCTGTCTGGTCGGCGTAGTACCCCTCTGCCAGTCCGTTGCAGTCCCACACGCGCTCGGCGTGCTCACGCCAGTACAGCGCCTTGTTGTGCTGCGCTTCGCTCTTGTACTGCGTGAACCACCAGCTGTCCTTCTTCCATTTCTTCGGGTCTTGCCCAGTAGCGCCCATGATGTATCCGTCTTTGGCTTTCTGCCGCTCGATCAAAAATGCAGCAAATGCATCAGATGATACTTTCTCCACACCCTTCACCACCTTATATATTTTTTTGTTTACCCTATTGACTTTTGGTTGCCGTCCGTGCTATACTTACGTCGTCGGTTAGAGCGCACCGACGCGTCAGTCTCTTCGAGACTGTGGATTGAAATTAAGGCGATATAATGCTCATACGGCAACGTGCCACGTCAGCTTCGCAAGAAGCTGTGGATTGAAATTAAGGCAATGTCACCCTCGGAAGCGCTCATGTCAGCCCCGAAAGGGGCTGTGGATTGAAATTAAGATAGTATCAGGATCGACCTCAACCCCAGTCAGATTCAGTCGGAATCTGCGGATTGAAACTAAGGTAGTAGTTCAATCAGAAAGAGCCTTGCGAAAAGGCTCTTTTTGGTATCCTCAGCTCTGCTCAACCCACTCGAACACGCCCGCTTTGTTGGTCAGCACCTGCGTCTTCGATGCATTATAGCCGGGAATAACGCTCAATGCCAACGCAATCGCACCCTCGAATTCTTCATTGCCTCTCATGAAATCCAGAACATACGTGCCACCATGATCATTCTTGATCGCGTCCTCAACCGCAGGGGAAATGTAACCAGTAAATGCCATATCTCATCAACCTCCAACCTCAAAATGGATTATACTCTTTTTTATTCTTGGGCTTATACGATGCCGCCGGAACAGGATTCATCATGCAGAAATAACGACATTCATCGTACACATGATCCTCTGCATCTGAATCAACATCCTCGGGCTTCTTCAGTGAATAGGGCAGCGTCGGCATTGTACGAATAAACGCCTTACAAGTATTAAACACCTGCATCCTCGGCCGCCCATTCTCGTCAAACTTCAGCCGCTCGTGAATCTGCATCAGACCAGCCATACGCGTGTTATCGCCCTTCTCAAAGAACACGCCCACGCCGTGCGTGCCCGTCGCCGCATTATACGGCTGCATCTGTGTTGCCACGCTGTCACCGCGTGACATATCGAATATCGCCGGGTCGGCCACACGCAGCACCTTCAGGCAGTCGCGTGCTTCCTCCGTTTCCCGCGCAACAATGCCCTCTGCAATCTGCTTCGGAGTGATACACATGCCCTTATTCGGCGTGCCATTCCAGCCGTACCATTCCCGATACCGATACGCACAGCCGTCGGGCCCGATCGCCCACCAGCCGCAGGAAAACGGCTTTGTATAGCCGTGGTCGAAACTCATGTACCTCGGCCACGTCAACGGAATCTCGAACGGCTCTATCACGTGCGTCAGAATCCTGTCTCTGTAATGCGCCGGGTCATCCTTCCATTCCGTGAATACCTGCCCTTCAAACGCATCCCAGTTGCCATACAACAGCGCTTTTCTCAGCGCTTCGGGCTTCTGCTCCAACTGAAATATATACTCTTCTCCAATGTACGGATTATCCGTAACAAGACTTGGTATATATTGCGTCGTTACAACTCGCGTCTTATTTATCGCCTTTGAGTATACTTTCTTCGGTATCAGCTTGCCATACTCGCCAGCGTCAACAAACATCGCTTTCACCCAGCCATGCCCTAAACCGCCCGGGTTTGATCCGGCGCGCACAATCGGCATGATCTGCTTGCCCTTCTCCGTTCGTGCACGCGTCGTGATGTAGTCGTACATCTCATACGTAAACTGCGTCAGCTCGTCAAAGTACACCGCGTCGAGCTGCAAGCCCTGAAACGTGTAAATATCGGCCGCTGAATTGCAATGCCGGAATATGATCTTGCTCCCGTTGGTGAACGTATACTCATGCCGGGTCGAATTATACTTGCACAGCTCACGCGAATACTCTTTCTGCGCAATCGCTATATCGTTCTGCTCAAGCTCAGGATACGTCCTGCGCACGATAACCGCCGTGAATCCAGGCGTACGCAATGCGCGCATATACGCGTCCATCACGATGCAAAAGCTCTTGCCACCGCCTGCCGCGCCGCCGTACAGCACTGTATTCGCCTTCGTTGTGTGAAACGTCCACTGGCGCGGCGTAGGCTTATAATCAACCGTTATCTCCCGTGCCACTCGCGTTCACCTTCCCGAAAATCTCGTCCATGTTCAGCTCAGCATTACCTTCAAACTCCATCGGCTCGGGAAGCCCCGGAACAGGCGCGTTCGAGAACGTCACGGTCGGTGCCGCACTATCCAGCACCTCGCGCCGCTCGCGCTCCTTCGCGTCCTGTCCGATGATTCCGCTCGCCACCTGCAAGCGCACCCATTCGCCCTCGCTGTCCAGCAGCTTCCGCAGCTTGCTCCGCGCCTTATGCACTGTACACAGGTTCTCCGCGTCTGCTATATACGCAATCTGTTTCAGTACCCGCTCGTCATGAAGCGCCGCCGTCACTCGGCCAACGTCCCAGTCCTTCCACTGTACCCGCAGCGTGTTCGCAATCGTCAGGCAGCTCGCATCCTCACAATACACGACCATCTCAGCGACAACCTCTTCCGCATCGCTCAGACCATACGCGCTTCTCTTACTCGCGCCCTTGAAGCTCGCAGCTGTCCCGTAAAACGTCTTCTCCTTCGTCTTCGATACAGCGTCCTTTATCTCGTCCGTTATCTTCTCGGCTTTGGCAAGGCGGTCTGCTTCCATCGCGTCCATCCATCCAAACGCTTCAACATTCTTCGCCTTCCGTCTCGCCATCGTTTTTCATCTCCCGCCATCCTCTTTTTCAAAATTTCAGCACATACAAAACACCCCGGAGTCCCTGCTTTCCGCATACCCCCGGGGTGCTCTACTCTTTAATTTTTATCTCACACTCTAAACCAATTCTCTTTCTCTTCTTCCCGTCCCCGTCTCGCTTTTTCTTCGCCTACTCTTCAATTTCCTCTTCCTACTCTAAACCCTATGGGGGTGTGGGGAGGGTGTCGGGGAGGCTTTCTTTTACGCGGATTTCGTCGCCCGCTCCGGCGGAGTCCCATCCTCCGGCATACCCCCGCCTTCTTTATGATTTCATAAATTTCATAAGAGCATAGTAATACGTTTTTATGGAAGAAAAACGCCACACCCTCAAAAAAGCCTTATCCGGACTGACTTTTTTGGCCTCTGAACGCCCGTCGTAACGCGATTTATAACGCATTACGCCATCCGAAGGGCATATGTCAGGCCTTACGCGTGCGCCCGTGCGCGTTGCCGGGTGCTTGACGGAGCGCCGATCGTGTGCTATCGCGTGCGCGTGTGTGCGACCCTCCCGGCCTCCCTCGCGCGCGCGGTTGCTTAGGCTATCCAGACCCTCTTAGACCGTCTCCAGTCCTTACGTCACTGTCCTAACCATCTAAGCCATCTAAGCCGTCCTGAACCGTCTGAACCATCTAAGACGTCTTGAACGTCTGAACCGTCCTGACTGCCTTGACTGCCTTGACTGTCCTGAACCGTCCTGAACATCTCCAACGTGAAAGACGGCCTAAGTACTTAAGTATCTAAGATATCTAAGATGTCTAAGATATCTAAGACGCTTAAGCAACTTAGACCGTCTCCGCTGTTCCCTGCGTCCACGTCGCTATTATACATTGTAACAGACTTCAATTTACTTTTGTTTACTATTATTTACTACATCAAAATTTAATACAGCCCTGAAGAAGCAGGGCTGTATGTGGTCACTTGTTAGCCTGATCGCGTTGCATGCGCTCCTCGATCGCCTGAAGGATGTAAGCGTTGACGGACTGCCCAGCCTCTTCGGCGGCGGCCTTGATCGTGCTCTTGTTGCCTTTGCGCGTCTTGACTTCGATCTTGTCATAATTAGCATTAATATATTTGATCGTCGCTCGCTTGCTTGCCTCCGTGTATGGCATCGTATCACCTCCGACAATATCATACCATAGCTTATATATAGTTGTCTATATACGATATGCACAAATATAGCAAGCTATATTCTATCATTCGGTCAATGGACAATATAGCTTGCTATATGCTATACTATTCACGTCCTCAAGGGAGAGGGCAAAAAGAGCGGAAAGGAGAATGAACGATGGAGGAACTGATGGGAAGAGCGGTCGACGCCGCGCGGGAAGCGGAAGCGCTGAAAATCCTGCGCATGATCGACAAGGCGATCAAGAACGGCAAGAACATCGATGAGCTTCGCGCCGAACTTGATGCCTACATCGACGGCATGACAGCCAAGTAAGCAAAAAGAGAATCGCACCGCTCCCAAGCAACCGCGATTCTCAACGCCGAAAGGCAGGAGGCGCGCCCCCGCTCTCGCGCCTCCATTATAACCGAACAGCCTGCGGGCTGTCAAGATGGAGGAAACGAAAATGCTGAACCACCTGAAAGAGACGATCAACGAAACGAAGCCCTGCAACCGCTGGATGAAGGAATGGACGGCCGCCGCCCGCCGCATCCTCGCCATGATCGACACCGAGGAAGACATCGCCCAGCAGCTCCGCAACGCGGCAGACGCGCTGTACCAGACCGCCCGCAACGAAGAAGAAGAGAACGCGATCGACTACGCCGGAAAGA